TCCTGGCCATTCCTGGCCCCTGAAGGGGGGTGAGCCGAAGAGCATCAGGCTCGCCCCGCTTGTTGTCAGACGAGGATCACAAGTTCCTGACAGTTGGCCGCGCCGTGCGTCTGAAGCAGCACGATATCATACAGATCCGCGCCATCGATGGCGCAATAGGCGGCCATCCGAGAACCGACCGCAGCAGCGCTTGCCGCCACGATGTCGGGATTCGTGTAAGGCGACAGAACCCTGTTCTGCACGTCGAACCGGTAGAACTGGTTTGCCGCAGATGCCACATAGGCGCTGATGTAGAACATCCGCCCCTCGTTGCCGAAACCCGCCGCGCAACCGGTCGTGCCCGTGCCCATGTTGGTCGTGTTGCCATCATAGACAATCGCGCCAGACCACGTGCCGGTGATGCTGCCGGCGATGTCAAGCAGATCAAGGGTGGTCGTGCTGCCACCCCGGAAGAAATAATTGAACGAATGCCGCGCATTACGGGCCGCGTCTGGCTGGATACTGAACGATGGCGCCCACATGTTCCCGGCGGCATTGGCGGCGGGAGCAGCCCCGAAATAGGTCGTTGACCAGGCTCCAGCCGCAATGCTGTTCGTGCCGTTGTTCACGGTGGCGTCACCGTAATTATAGGTATACACCGTCGTCGTCGCGCTCGTGCGCATTAGCATCAGGTTCGGAAGCTCGATCACGTATTTTGCCGTGGCCGATGGCTGGACCGTCCAAGCCGAGCCGAGCGTGTAGACGGGAGACGGCCCAGCCGTGTGCGAGGCGATGATCCTGCGCTGCCCAACAGCGGTTGGATTGGTCAAATCCTGGACGATCCTGATCTGGAAATTGCGAAACTCATTTGCCGCAACCACCGAATCGCCGCCCGTTGCCTGCCCGGTCAGGGCGGAAGCCGCCGCCGCCGTCGCGGTCAGGCTCATCATGCCGGTATCGTAGGCGAAGGAGCCCTTCACCATGCCTTCGCCGGGGGCCATGTTGTAGGGGCCGAATTGCTCATCGAGCACGAGGATCGAGGAATCGGTCGTAATCGAAGCCGGGAGGCCGGTGGTTGAAAGGCCGGTAGACAGCGTGTTCGCCGCGACCTCGAACGAGCGCCAGATGTTTGCTGCGACCGTGCCGGCCCCCAGCATGAACAGGCGACCGGCCAGAATTTCATACCGAGCGCCGGTAGCCGGGGTGAAGGTAAAGGCAGCCGAAACCGTGATGGTCGGTGTGGTGCCCGCCGTATTGCCGCTGATCCAACGTTCTTCGGTCTTGCCAGATGCGGTGTCAATGATGCGCAGCTTGAAACCCATATCGCCGGAGCCGCCACGATTGGCGAGCATGTTCACGCCGATTGCGGTCGGGAAAGCGGTGGAGATCACCACGGAAGTTGTGGTTGCACCCGCCGCAATCGTCCCCACAAGCCCAAGGGACGGCGCGAAGGCCGATGTGCTGCCCGCGCCGAACGTGCCAGCGAGCGCCGGGGACGCTATCGTCTGCCACGACTTGGTGATGATGTTGAAGCGGTTCAGGACCGTATTCGAAATCAGGTTGTAGGCGAACGGGTTCCGAACAACAGTTGACCGCAGGTCGCTCGCGATGGACGTTCCAGCGGCATGAATGTTCGGGCTTGCGGTGACCTGACGCCAGATAAGCTGATCGATAACCTTCTTGAAGGTGTTCGGCATGACGAATCCTCAGGTGATGCGCGCGCGGACGCCGAGCGCCCATGACGTGCGATTGCCGTCCAGTATCTGCATCTGCGCGGGGAAGCTTCCGACCGCGACAACGTTATTCACGCCGGCAACGGCAGTAACCGAGTTGACCGTTGAAACGGTCGTGACGGTCGTGACCGTCCCAACGGTCGTGAGCGCACCGCTTTCAAGGACTACGGTGCCGCGCTGCCGGTTTATCGATTTGTCATAACCGAGCGGCGACATGAGCATGTTGAGAATACGGCTCAGAAAATCGCGCGACCAGCTATCCGCGACCGGAAGCGGGTTCTGCTCCGAGGCATCCGAACCCGCGCCATCCGGGCCAACGGTAATTTTAATCCGCTGGTGCAAGGCGCCATCAATTTCATCCGCCGCGATCTGGGCCCCGGAACCGGGTGTGTATCCAACATTGTCAGGCATCCATCAATCCTCCGTCACTGCCGTTGCGTTGGTGAGGCGGGGCGTGACGCCGGCGGAGATGGCGATCGTTGGCGTGATCGCGCCCTTGTAGAGCAGCGTGCCCGTGCCGGAGGAGGCGACCCCGATGCCGAAATGCGTGGCCGTGGCCGTGCCGGCCGTGCAGGCGGGGAAATCGACGTTGCCGGTCGGGCTGATGCTGTTGCCGGTCCGCGTGAAACCGCCCGCGCCGGAGACACGGTTCAGGCCCACGCGCGCATAACCCGTATAGACGATCTCGCTCGTGGCCTGCGTTCCGGCCTCGCCGGGGTCGGCGCTGTGCAGCGAAAGAAAAAGCTGGCCGGCCGCGGTGGAGCCGCGGACGCCGGTCGCATCGCCAAGGTTGGCGATGTTGGTGTTGATGAAGAGGAGGTCGAGCAGCGCCGCCTCGAAAGCATCGGTCTTGGACATGAAGGAATCCTCAGGAAATGTCGATCCAGATATCGCCTGGCGACGGATTGGGGGGCGGTGTGGTGGAGGCGGTGATCTTCGGGCCGGAATAGCTTGCGCCGGCCGGGCCGGGCGGGCCTTGCGGGCCGGCGCTGATCACTTCGATGATCTGGGCGGGGCCTTCGACCACGACTTCAATTTGCGTCGTCATTCATGCCCCCCGCCGGGATGAGTTCGCCGGTCATGATTGTGCGCTCCGCGCCGGCGGCGCGGCACTCGATTTCGTATCGCCAGCGCCTGCCCCTGCCGAAAAGACGGCTTTCCGCCACGGAGATCGGGATCGTGATCCGGCCTGCCAGCGGCTCGAGGGCGATGCCGTTATCGGCGCTGGTCTTGCGGATCGCCTGTGTGCCATCCGTGGCGCGAAAGACGATCTCGACCCCGGTGAGATTTTCAGGGGCGGGCGGCGAGCCGGCCTTGAGGACAGCCACAATTCCGCTTTGGTTCTCGGCCGTGCCGGAATTGCCAATCCAGATCGTGAAGTTGCGAACGGGGACCATGGCAGCCTCAATTTTCAGGATGGGGCGGAACCACGATCCCCGCGCGGCGTATGGTGTCTTCCAGGTGCTCGATGCGAGCCAGCGCGCGGTCAAGCTTTTCGTCCATCTCCGCCATATGGTCGGCGTGCCGGGCCTTCTCCTGCTCGAGCGCCTTGGTGTAATGCGCGATCAGGTCGGCCACGGCGCGGTTCAGATGCTCCTGCAACTCCGGGGCCCTTTCGATGCGCTTGCTTTTCAGGCCCAGCCGGGATGCGAAGTAGCCGCCGATCGCGCTGATCAGGCTGGTAACGATCAGGGTGAGTTGCGGATCGAGCGCAGGGGGCGAGGGGGCGGGGCTCATTTCATCCCCCGGCAAATGCGCGCGGCCTGATCAAGCCTCTCCCATTCTTCCGCCAGGGCATCCGGCGCAGCGCCGGCCTTGATGCCGGCTTCAAGCTCGGCCTGGATGGCGCGAAGCCGGGCCGCGGCGGTCGGCGCCGGGCAGGCGGGCGCGATCGTGCGTGCCACTGCAAGGAGGCTCCCCGGCTCATTCACCGCCAGGGCGCCCTCGCCCGGCAGGGTTTCGCAGCCGGTCAAGAACGCCGCGAGCCCCACCGCGATCAACGGCGTTGTTTTGTGCCTGCGCATCGGCAATCTCCGAAATTCCCTTGTTGAGATCAGCCGAGCCCTCGGCGCGGCCCTTGCCCTGAAGCGCGCCGTCCCGCCGCCAGTCGGCGACGAGACGCGCGAGGAAATCCGCCAGCCCCTTCAGGAGAGCCGCAAGAAGCCCCGTCATTCGGCCTGCTTTTTCGACATCACGGACCAGATGGCGGTGCCGATGATGATGACCGCGCCGACGACCTGATCGGCCATGCCCTGGTCGATATAGCCTTTGCCCACGAGCCAGCCTGCGCCCGCCGCCAGAACGGCGCGGGCGACGCCCATAACCTTATCCATGGTATTTTCCTTTCGGGATGTGCCGGGGAGCCGCCCGGCGCGGGTTAGCGGATGGGCTGCGTGGCCTGCAGATGCATCCCATCTTTTCGCCTTTTCCAATCCCCACCCCATTCGAGGCCGGAGGCGCGGAAAGCGCGGACCACCTCGGGGAATTCGGCAAAGCGCGGCGTGGCATCGCCAAGCCCGTTCCGGGCAGGGTCAAGGTCGAGCGCGCAGCCATAGGAATGCATCGAAAGCGTGTTGAGCCCGCGCATCAGCCGATAATTGAACGAGCCGCCATTGATGGAGACGCCCCAGTGATCAAGCGTTTCCTGCCTGCCTTTGGCTTCCGCCATCAGCAGATCGAAAAACCGGGCGAAATGCGGGGCCGCGGCCCGGTGGAACATCAGCCCGCGCATGGGCTTGCCCGCATAGGTCATTCGGAACGGAACGGGCAGCAGAACCATATTCCGGGCATACCAGCCGGGCGAGACGACGGATGGATTGCGCCCGCGCGGGTCGCCATAGATCGAGCGCCCGGCCAGCACATCGGATTGCGTTGGGAGCATGGCCTTCCTCATCGATAGCTGATGCTGACAGCGCCAGCGTCAAACGTGTCGGTTCCGGTGCGGGTAAGGCGAACGCGGTCAAGTGTTCCCGCAAGAGTTTTAACCCCGCCACCGTGAATTGAGCCGGAGTTGCCGGCTGCCGAAAGCATCATGCCTACAGACGCGGTCCATGTGTTTCCGCTTGCGCGACGGAGAAAGAGATTTCCATTGCCCAAAGCAGGTTGCGAAAGATTTGGTGTGACAATTACAAACCCGGATGTTGATGTTGCTTGCCAGTTTCCAAGAGTGCCGGAATCAATACCAAGACTCGTTGATGTATACCCGGTATTCTCAACCCCGCCAGAAGTCCCCAACTGCACTAGAAAATCATCAGTTGTCGTGAGGGACACACCCATAAAATGCACCACGATTTCATTGATGCCCGCTGGCAATCCCGTGAAATCGAACTGTGTGCCGCTGGTCGTGGCTTGCGATGCGACAAGGATGATATTCCCGCCCCCGAGCGGGGTTCCAAACCCTGCCGCAAGAGCCGAAACGTCAATATTGCATCCGCGTTGCGTGCCGCCCGTCTCGCCGATCTGGAGCAGGTTGCCTTCAAGGGCGATGCGCACATCACTCGCCAGCGTGTTGCCGGAGGCGCCCCTCTCAAGGTCGATGCGCCCGCCCGAGGCGGCGCCGCGCCGGCGCAAGAGCAGCGAATTGCTCGCATCCGGCGTGCCGATTTCAGCGGAGCCGCCGATCGTGGTGAAGCCATCCGAGCGGCGGATGCGCATGCGCACCGCGCGACCCGTGCCCGCATCTGTGTAGCTCGCGATCTCGAAGTCGGACCCGGCATTCGAGCCGGATTCGGCGGTGCTGTTGCCAAGCGGCATCTCCCATCGCAAGCTGCCATTCGTGGAGCCGCGAAGGGAGAGAAACTGGCCGGAGGCGGTCTTGTTCAGCACAAGAACCGGCGTTGCCTTGGAGATCACCTGGTCGGCGGTGAAGGTGTTGGCGGCCGAGGCCGTGGTGGCGGTCGCAACCGCCACGACATCCGAAAGCGGGTAAACACTTGGCTGCGTGGCCGCCTGGCTGTCCGCGCCGAAAAGAACGGCGCCCGCCGGAATGGTGCTGTCCGGCGCAAGGGTCTTGAGATCGATATCCATGTCAATTGCTCCAGATCAGGAAGCCGGCGCCCCATGTGATCTCGATGCCGGTGCCCCACACCAGCCGCCCGGCGGGCGGGGCATCGGGCCGCAGGCGCCGCGTCAGCGATGTCGTGGCCCTGGCGAAATTGCGGGAAAGCGAGCCGATCATGCGAAACCTCAGGATGAAAGCGCCTCGGCCTGAACCGTGACTTGCGTTGCCGAGAGATCGGTGCGGCGAACCTGGATCTGGTTGGCGTTGGTGATGCCGATGATCATGCGCGCCGATCCGGTCGGGATAGGCATGCCAACGCCCGCGGCGCCGCGTCGATATTCGATGGTCGTCCCGCTGTTATTGACGAGATCGAGGGAGGTGCAGGCCTGCGCGGCAAAGGCCGTCCAGTTGGCGCCGACCGCGGCGGTCGTAACGCTCATGATGGTGGCGCTGGTTGCGACCGGCAGGGAATTCCGGCTTTCGACCGGCACGCGGCCGCCGGCGGCCAGCGTGAGCGCCGCGCCGGTGACCGGATCCGCCAGGGCCTGCAGGTTGAGGTGAACGCCAAGGGCGGTCTCCTTGGTCCGCAGCGCCTGCAGAAGGCCATTGCCGTCCTTGATGGGAACATTATCGGGCATCGGTGCGCCTCAGGGTGTCGGGAAAAAGGGCGGGGTTGATGCCCCGGAAAAACAAAGCCCCGCGAGGAGGGCGGGGCTTCATGCGGGCGGGCGTGGCCGCGGGTTACCCGACCTTGATCAGGCGGGCGTGCTGGATTGTTGCCGATTGTGACGGGACAAAGTTTTGCGCGGTGCCGGTGCGGTCGCTTACGCGGATTGTCCTGCCGGAAGCGCCCCTGAGGGCAATGCCTGTGACCGAGGTCGATTGCCAGGTTCCAAAGCCAAAAGGATCGACGCTGTTCAAGTCGGCCGGGAATGACCGATCCATGGGCGCAGTCCAGTTGGCCGTCCCGATCCTGCCATTGCTCAGAACCTGGAAAGGAAGGAGGTATGTCCCGATATCCGGCTGCAGGGCGGCAAGGTGCGAATTCCGAAAGCTTCCGCTGAATTCGAAGTCAACGAAGGGCTGCGGATAGGTGTTGTTGTTCCTGAAGAGCGATGCGCGGTGGTTTGCCTGCGTGTCCGCGCCAGCCTCTCTCGGGTGCAGGGTCAGGCGGGCCGCGTCGGGGCAGAGCCCCAGGATCTGGAGTTGATAAACCCCCGAAGTGAGATTGTCCCAGACGACATCGGTTGCAGTAAAGCTGGTCGCGGGGACGACCAGCGGCTCGACGCCCATTTGCGCCAGCGTGCGCCATTGCGGGGTCGTGCCGCCGGTAAGAACCCTGTCGGCCGAGCCGAGCGAGCCGGATGCCTGGATTCCCGCTTCCGGCGCAAGGGGGGTGGGGAAGCTCGAAACACCCGTGGTTGGGTTGACGGAAAGAACAGTCGTCGGGGATGAGGCGAAATTGTCAAGCGAATGCTGCAGGAGGAACGAGCCGGTCGCCCCGGCATTGCCCTGCTTGACAAGCCGCCATGCACCGCCGGCCTCACCCCATCGAATTTCGGGAAAGTTGTAGGAAAGCCGCAACAGGCCAGCCATCACGTCGCCGGCCTTCGCAACCCTGCCGTCGAGCGCCGCGAGGAGGCCGATGACATCGGCCATCGGGTGTGTGTGGCCGGAGGCGGCGGTCACGCCGGCCAGCGCAAGGAAGCGCGTGCCGTCATGCATCACCTCGATCAGCCGGCCATTGGTGAGGCCGCCGGCGCCCACGCTCGCGCCATCCACGAAAGTCAGCGGGGCGGGTGCCAGGCCATCGACCGCGATTGTCACGGCGGCGGTGGAATCCGCCTCCACCATAAACCGGATCGGAACCCCGAGAAGCTCGGAAAGGCTTGCGAAGGCGGGGTTGAAGTTCAGCGTGATGGCATTCGCCGTGCCGCCCACAGAGGCAGTGGCAACCAGGTTGGCGCGCTGCGAGCGGATGGCCCGGAGCAGCATGTCATCCGAGTTGTTTTCCAGCACTTCGCCGGCGCGAAAAATGGTGCGAAGCTGCGCCAGAAACGCATTCAGAAGGGCCGAGCGGATCTCGGTGCCATCCCGCGCGGCCTGGCTGGTACAGTCCTGAAACCAGCTATCCGCGTTCAGGATGCTCGGGGTGTAGGTCGGGCGCGTGGTCGTCGCGCGCGCCGCGCCGAAGGCGGCGGGGCCTAGTGCGTCTGCCATGGGATTTTCTCACTCAGAGCATGGGAAGATATTGCGAGTTCCGCCCGTCATCGAAGGAGAGAGACGGAGACGGGGCGGGAGACGGGGGCTTTGCCCGCAGGACGAGATCGGCATGAGCCGGCGCGATCAGCCGCAGGATGCAGCGGATGGCGGAGAGTTCCTCGTCGCAATTCAGCTGGTCGCCGGGCAGGAGAAGCCCCATCAGCGGCGGGCTAAGGCCGCTCGGCACATAGGATGGAGAGGCGTCGAGATCGACCGTCACCTCCCAGGCCACGCCGTTTTCCGCGCCCGCGATCATGGTTCCGGCAAGGCCCAGGCCGCAGGCGCAATCCTCGACATTCGTTATCCATTGCTCGGCGATGGCGATGCTCCACCCCCGCGCGGCGGCAACGCCGATGGCATAGAGCGCCGTGCTGTCGCCGACCGCGTTGGCTTTCTCGCAGGCCGAAAGGAAGGGCCCGCATGCATCGGGCAGGCCATATTCCAACTGCCAGAGATCGCTGGTCTCGCTCGCGGTCGAGCAGAAGAACTCATCGACCATATCGCAAAGGCGGCGATGGGTCGGCCCCGCGGCCCGGCCAAGGCCGCCGAAGAACCGGCCCATGGTCGAGCCTTCCAGCGCATCAAAGCCGCCATGGCGCCAGGCATCCCCGCGCGGGCGCAAGGCCGCGGCCGAGAGGGCGACCTGTTGATCGGTGGGGCAGAAGAGTGGCATCAGACGAAGCTCACGATTCCTGGGACGGCGACCTGCCCTTCGGCCGGATGGATATCCGCCACGGGGGCGAGAACCGTGTGGCGCTCCTCCCCGCTTGCATTGGCGATGGCCTGCCAGATCCATGAGCGGGAGAAGATCGTGGGCGTGGCAAGAAAGGGCATTGACCCATGCGCCAGCGAAAGCCCGGATGGCCGGGATTGCCGCGCGAAGGTGGCCGCGATCTCGGTTTCCACCGCGCCGCGCACCTCCGGGGTGGCGGGAGTGAGGCCGGAGATTGCCACATTCACCGCGACCGGCTCGGCAATCCTCACCACCGGCAGGCCGGCGCCCGGACGGGATGAGGCAAGGGCGGTTTCCACGGCGAGGCGATCCGCCTCCAGCGGGATGCCATTCGGGCGGGCAAGATCGAAAAACGGATAGACGACCACCGTGCCGCGACCCGCGGCGAGCGGATCGATATAGGCGCGCGTCACCCCCGGAACCGCGAGCGTATAGCGCAGCCAATCGGCCGGCGCGCCGGCATGTTCGGGGAAGGCCTTCGAGAACAGGAGCCGGGCGCGATAGGCTTCATCCCCCTCGATATCCGCGCCCGCGCCAAGCCCCCCGGCCGCAACGGCGGCGGTGATGCTGCCGGTAATGCCGGATGCGGGCGAAAGAACCGCGCCGGGGCCGGTATTGCCGGCAGCACCCGCCACCTCGGCGACAAGGCTCAGGGTTGCCGTGCCGGCGCCCGCCAGCACCAGCCCGGCCTGCACGACATAGCGCGCGCCATCCGAGCGGGAGAGAACCGCGCCGGTCGCGATGCTTGCCGGGCCGGTCGCCTGGATGGTCGCCAGGCCCTGTGCCGGCGAAGGCGGCTTGCGGGGAACGGCCGGCTTCATCTCGGCGCCGTGCCGGTCGAGAAAATCATCGTCGCAGGTCAGAACGAAGCGCTGGCGCACCGCATAATCGAAAGCGCCGTGCAATTCGTGCAGGTGGCCGGAAAACACCTTCGCGACCGGGTAGAGATTATTGCGGGCCAGGGCGGCATCCGCCCCGCTGATGCTGGCATTGAACCCGCGGATCACCTCGGTGGTGATGTCCTGAAGGGTCGGTGTCGTCCACATCAGCGCATCTCCTGCCAGAAGCGTTCGTATTTTTCCGCAAAAACGCGCGAGCCGTCGCGCGCATAAAGATCGATCCGCAGCCAGACGCCGCGGCGCGGGTTCTCGATCAACCCGGCGCTGGCATCCACCCGCGCGACGACTGCCTCTTCGGTCATCCAGGCCAGGGCCTCGAGCGCGTAGAGGCGCGCGAGCGCGGCGTTTTCCTCGGTCGCGACCTCGTTGCGCAGCAGCCAGAGATGCGAGCCGAGCGCGCGGGGCTGCGCGCCCTCCTCGGCCACGCCGTCCCCCCAATAGCCGCGCCGGTCGGTGACTTCCGGGCGCCAGCCCTCCGGGGCCCGCCGATCCGTGAAGAGCGAAATGATGACGGCCGAGGCGAGCGCCTCGCGCGAATCAAGCCCGCCCGGATTGTCGGCTTGCCCCAATGGAACAACGCGCCAGTCGGCGAGGCCTTCCGCGCCGTTCCAGAAACTCGACCAGAACAGGCTGGGCGAGCGCGCGGGCGCGGGCGGCAGGATCGCGTAGGTCATGGAAAGCCTCAGCCATTGGGCGGGTCGGTATCATCGCCGCCGCGCGCGATGCCCGAATGCGTGTGCGTGGCGCCGATATTCTTGCCGTTGTGGAAAATGCCGCCCGCACCTGCCTCGATGACGCCGTAATCGCCTTCGAAGCGCAGGGTCTTCGCCTTGATGACAAGCGGCACATCCGGCGCCGAAAGTTCAATGCTGGAATTCACCATTTTCAGCACGTTGCCGTGCTGATCGTAAATCGCGGTTCCACCCGCCGCGAGATTGCGCGGGCGGTTCGGCGTATCAAAGCCGAAGGCGACAAGCCGGTCGCTTTCGCCCATCCGCATCATCAGCCCGACCGCATCCTTCGGCGGATGCGAGGAGAAGCCGTGCATCTGGATGCGGTGGACATCCGTGAAGGTTTCACCGGCAAAGCCGCGGAAGCTCGCCTTCTGGAATTCGCCGCCATCGTCGAAGGCGGTCAGGCGGGCGCGGGTCAGCGCATTGGCATCGCGGAACATGCTCAACCCCTGTCGTCGCCACCGGCGCCCTTGAGCTCGAAGCCGCCCGCGCTTTTCCCACCCTTGCCGCCCTCGCCGCCATGGGCGCGGGGGTCCACCAGTTCAAGCGTGGCGGTGGTTTTGTCGCCCTGCTTGAAGGCAACCGATTCCAGCATCATCAATTGCTCGACGCCAAGATCGTGCAGGCTCACGGGAATGAGCCGGCCCGGCGTCCAGAGCGTGCCGGCAACATCGCGCCAGCCCACCACCGTGACACTGACCGAGGTTCCGCGACCCGCCGCGCGATCCCGGTGATGCCGGGCGCGGGCGCGGGCCTCGTCCCGGCTGATCTGCTCGGGCGGGGTGATGACGCGCAACCGGGGGCGGGAGACGCCGGAATCGCGCGCCTGCTGCTCGATCTCGAGCTCGGCCGGCGCGAAGCCGTCCGGTGCCTGCGCCCTGATCTTGTATTGCGAGAACCGCTTCGATTCATCGAGCGTGGCCGAGGCGTCCACGATGGCAGGCCATGCCGCGCCATCGATGATCGCGCCGGCATGCATTTCCTGCGGCGGGCCGGCAAGCTTCAGGTTGCCCTCCGGCGTATCGGTGATCCCGACACGGTCAACGCGTGCCAGGCGCTCGGCGAAGGTAAAGATGCTTTCGCCCGGGCGCAGCCGCGCCAGCTTGCGCTTTGGCAAGGTGGCGTCGGTTTCCACCGAAATGCCGAAAGGTTCGGCCAATTCGCTGATCATGTCGCGCGCGGTCTTGTCGCGCATTTCGCCGGTCTTGTGGTCGTGGCTCGAATCCACAAGGTCACCGGTCTTCGAGCGGCCGGAGATCGAAAGATCCCTTTCGTCGCCGGCAATGCGCGGGCTTCGCCTTTCGACATGGCCCGTCAGCAGCAGATCACCGCCGGAGCCCGGCCCGAGTGATGAAATTCCATCGGATGCCCGGGCATGGATGGTGCAGGGCGGCGAGCCGGCCAGGGTATCGAGAAGCTCACGCTGGCCCAGAAACGGGTGCTTGATCTTCGCATCGAAGCTTCGCGCGGTTTCCTTGCGGGAGACGTTGAGCGCGAAGGTGATCGGGCGCAACTCTATTCCGCCCGCCGCGATGGTGATGACCTCGAAGGGCATGGATCAGCTCGCAAGGGCCTCGAATTGTTCCGGCAGGAAGCCGGGATGCGTGGCGCGCGACCGGGCGACCAGTTCATGGGCCCTTCCGGCGCTGCCGTAGAGGTTCCACGACCACACGAGAGAGGGCAGGCGGCGCATGGCACTGACCTGCGCCAGGGGCGCAAGGGAGGCCGCGCGGGCCGTTGCGCGCTCCGTTACCACACCGCGCAATTGTGAAAGGGCGCGGTGCAGGGGCAGACCTTCCCGCCCCAGGCGGGAAAGCGCGTCTTCGAAAACCGCGGAGGCCAAAGCCCGCGCGGCTTCCGCCGCCGGGCGGTCCACCCATTCGGCGCGGGCCTGGGATTGCCCCATCGCGAGAGCGCGCAAAGCGCCGATCATCCGCGGGGCATTGGCGTCAATCGCGGCAATGGCGCGACCGACCTGCGAGACATTCTCGACCCCGGCAACAGCTTGCGGCGCGCCCAGGAGGCGCAGGGATTCCGCGAGGCGCGAAGGCTCGCTTTCATCGCCAAGCACGATTGCGGCATCCGCCAGCGCGCGGCCGAAAATTTCAGGCTGTGCCTGCAGGCCGGGAAGGGCCGCAAGCGCAAGATCGAGCGCGGCGGCGACCTTCGCGGCCGCCGGCGGGTCCAGCCGGCCCAATGTGGCAACAGCCGAGAGATCGGCCACCACCGAGGCGGCGGCATCGCTCGCGGCTTCTTGCGCGGCCGGGAGGGTTGTGACGAAACCGGAGGCAAGGGCTGCGGCCAGCGGCACGGCCGCGCCGGCCAGCGCATAGATCCTCTGATCGAAGGCGAAGGCCGAAAGCCCGGCGACGAGGGCCGCCGGTTCGGCCACGGCCTCGAGCGAGACCACGAGATAGCCGAGCTTGTCTCGATCAAAGCGGCGGCGCGCCTTGGTGAGGCGAACCGTCGCGGCGGGCTGATCGGGCAGGATCAGCGCGCCGAAATGCAGGTTTTCCGCCGCGGCGAGCAGGGCATCCGCCGAATAGGCATTGGCCCCGACGCAATAGGCCTCGACCTCGTATTTCCGGGCTGCCGGGCCAAAGCTTTCATTGATATGCGCGCCGCCGGGGATGAGCGTGGTGGAAACCCGGTGGCCGGCTTCCGCATCGCCCGTCAGCACCCAGAAGGGGATGCCGTTGAAGCTGGCGCGGCGAAGTGAAAGCTGGTCATAGGTCATGGCGCCCCCTTACGGAGGCAGGGTTTCCGCCTCCGCATGGTTGAGGAACTTCAGAATGGTGACATGCGGCACATAAACCGCGCTGGTCTTGACCTCGCCGAAACTTTGTTTCGTGCGGGCCGTCTCTGCACCGTCGAGCAGCAGGAAGGCGCAGCGCCATTCCTTTTGCCAAGGCGTGCCGGCGAACACCGAAGCCAGAAACCGATGCTCATTGGCAATCGCCACATAACTCTTGGCCGGCCCGGCTTGCGCCAGAAGGCCATATTCCGAGAGCCGGCGCGCAGCCACCTGATCGCGCATCGCCAGCGTGAGCATGTGGCTGATGGTCTGGCCATTGCCCGCAGCCGAGCGCAGCAAGCGCCGCAGCGCGCCACCGGGGTTCGTGGTCGGGTTTTCCTCGGTGGCCACCACCGAGAACTTGCGGATCTTCGGCAGGCCCTTTTCGCGCTCGTAAAGCGCGCGGGCTGCCTCGACCCCGTAAAGGTCTTTCACCACGCCAAGCATGCGCGCCGCAGCGTTGATCTTGCCGACCGTGTTGCCCCAGATGCGCTCATGCTCCGAGCCCGGCAATTCCGGCTCGGGCATCTGGTAACCGCCCGTGAGGCGGATGCTCGGCAGAACCTCCGCCGTCACCCACTTGCGGAAGCGGTGCGCCACAGTCCCCGCCTTCACCGCATCGCGGCTGCGCAGGATCAGCGTGTAAAGGCCGGACTCCGAAATGATGTTCGTCTCTTTGCCGACCACCCCTAAGTTCAACTTAGCCCTCTCATCCTCATCGAGCGCCTTCAGCGCCTCGGTCGGATTGGTCAGGCCCAGCGCGCGGCACACATCAGCGGCCACGAACCACGGCACCTCGTCGCGCATCAGCGCGCGCACGGCGTTGGTTTCGAAATCGAAGGTCTGGAGCGCGCTCATGCCAGCACCTCGCGGGCGAGGATGGCACGCGCCCGGCTTTGCACCGTGCCGTTGAGGGCAGGGGCAGGCGGGCACCAGCACACCGGCATGTCGCGCTCGGTTTCCCCCATGCCCATGGCGCGCAAGGTGTTGCGCACCTCGGCTTGCAGAAACCCGAGATAGGCCTCGAGGTTCACCGGCTTTTCAACGGCAATCGCCGGAACCGGAGCCGCCAGCAGGGCAGCGCCTGCCAGCAGGTATCGCCGCGAGGGCGTGAATGTGGTATTCGGCTTGTCAGCCATGACGTGATCCTCAGATGATCCGTTGCGGTTAAGGCCGGTGCGGAAGTTGGCGCTTCCCATCGGCCTGATTTTTTGATAACTCAAATTCTATGAGCGATCAAGACATTTCTGATAACAAAAAACGGCGAGGGCGCCCGGCCACCGGCACGGGCGAACTCATAGGGTTGCGGTTGCAGCCCCGCCTTCTCTCCGCGCTGGATGCGTGGATCGAGAGGCAGCCCGAGCCGAAGCCGGGCCGCCCCGAGGCGGTTCGCCGTTTGCTGCTTTCCGCCCTCGGCCTTCAACCCGAGAAGGACTGATCACTCCACCTCACTCATGGTTCGGCCGGTGGGGAAGCCCCGGCCGATGCCGCGCATTGCCGAATTCAGCCGCTCAAGATCGGCAATTGCCTGATCGACTCCGGTTTTGACCGAGGCCGCGAGAGCCGGGCCCGGCGTTTTTGCCGCCGCAGCTACATCATCCAGAGTGTTTTTTACTGCCTCGACCTTGGTGACTGCGTCGTCGAGCGGCGCCACGTCGAAAGAGCCGGGTCTGTTCTTCCGCTCAGGCGGAATGGGCAGGCCGGGCAACGGTCTCGAGAAGCGCGGCGCGCGATCCTGCATGTGGTGCGCCATCTCGCGAATTCTTGCGAAATCCGCCACATGCGCACCGGTCATGCCGAACAGGGTAGACCCCCTGTTCGCCGGGTCTTTGTTGAACGCGTCAACGCCGTCCGCAATCGACCGCCCGATTTCTCGGGAGAGTGCGGCCAGTTCTTCCGGTGTTGCGCCGGCCGATTGCTGCCAGCCCGCAAGGTTTCGGCGCAGGGTTGCAAGCTTCTGGTCACGGTCCGCGCTTTGCGGCATCGCCTCCAGCTTGCGAATGGCGTCCTGGTTGACGCGGATATGGCGGCCCGCATGTTGGTTGGTCAGGGCGAGCCGTCCCGGCATGTCGGCAAGCGTGGTTTCGTCGGCCCCGCGCTGAAATACATCCCGGCGCTTGGCCAAGTCGCGATCCAACGCTTCCCGGTAGTCTTTCACGCCCTGGCCGATCGCACCCAGAATGCCGCCATCCTTCGCGGCGGCGCGCATGCGCTCCATGGAGGTCGCCATGGATTGCAGGTTATCGGCCGCATTGGCGAGGTTGGGCGATGCAAGATCGGCCAAAAGCGCGCCGGCCGCCTGCCGGGCGCGGTCGCCAGATTCGGAAAGCCGGTCCAGCGTGGCCTGCGTGTCGGTGGTGATCCGCTTGAGGTTGTTCGCAACCGCGCCCTGGCTGTTGTTGATCTTCTCGATCAGGCCCGGAAGCTTGCCATATCCATTGAGCAGGGCGCGTATACCGCGCGCGAATTCCTGATCGGAGAACAATTGCGGCAATTTGGACATGTCGCCCTTGAGGGCTTTCTCGGAAAGCCTGACAAAGGCATCAATGAGGTTCTCGCCATTCTTGCGCGCGGCGGCCATTTCCTTGCGCAGATCGACGCCCATCTTCTTGAACTTGCCGGCCGTCTCCTCGCTTTCCATCTTCTGGAAGATGTTGTTCGCGCTTGCCGCAGCCTCCTCGGCCGTGCCGGTGCCCGCGCGGATCACCTGGAGCATCGCCACCATATAGGCGAGACCCTTCTTGCCCTCCATGCCAACCGCTTTCGCGGCCGGAGCCATGCTCGGCAGGTAGCGGGCCATGTCCTTCAGTTCAAACTCACCCAGTTCGCCGCCGCGGGTGATCATGTCCTGCGCGGCTTCCAGATCCCTGATCTGGATGCCGAGATGGCGTGTCATCGCCTGCGTGGTATTGGCGATGTCGCCGGTGGCCGCGCCGGAGGCCTGCGCGGTGCGCGTGATCGAGGGCAGCATTTCCATCGAGCGCTGGAAGCTTTCGCCGGAGGCCGTCAGAGCCTCCATGCCGTCCTTCAGCTTGTTGATCGGCATGGCCGTTTCAACCGCAAGCCGGCGCATTTCGCCAAGGCCCTTGGCGATTTCCTCCGGCGAGGCATTATCGCCGGTGATGCCGATGCGCGTCATGTCGCGGTCGAGCCGGGCGAAGTCGGTCAAGGCGCGCCTGGCCTGTTCCACCACCTGATAGGCGGCAAAACCGGCCGCGGCCGCCTTCATCGCGTTGCCAATGCCGGCCATGCGCTCTTCAAAGGCCCGCGCCTTTCCAAGCTGCTCGGAGGCCTGCTTGAACCGCCTCAGGTCGTTGATCGCCGAATTGATGCCCGGGCGCAGGGCGTTCTGCGCGGTGATCTTCGCTTCAGCGCGCACAACGGTCGCCATGGCTCACCCTCTCAGGATGCCGAGCCAGCGCAGGGCATGCGGCACATTCATGCGTTCAATTTCGGAAGGCGGGAGCCCCGCCTGCACCAAAGCGCGGATCAGGGTTTCGACGTGGTCCGCGCGCTGCGAAAAAAACCAAGGAT